CTCACTCCGTCGTGCGACGTGTGCCGCACGACGTGCAGCCATGCCTCACCGTTCTCGGTGACGGCGATGAGCGCCGCGCTCCTCCCCCGCCCTCGGGGCGTGTCGAGGCGGTTGAGGAGGATCCGGCTTCCAACGATCTGCATGCTCATATCTATGTCTCCATCAGCGGATAGCGCAGGCACCATCGCCTGCACCCCCTGCACCACCTGCGCTCGGCGCACGCCGAGCGCATCTGGCGTATCCGCCTGCCTCGGCGGGCGAGCCTCGGTATTCTTTGGATAGCGCAACGTCGAAGCCTGTGCCTTCGCAGGCTGCCCGCGGCTGGCGGGTCCGCCTGCCTCGGTGGGTTGCGCAGCCGGTATCGAACTGGGACTCCTACTTTTCAGCCGGATCCCAAATCCGAACCCGGGTACCCTCGCTCCCCAACGGGGAGGGGGCCTCCGCCCACACTCAAAACCCATTTTTCGTAGTTTTTTGTTCGAAGCTGTATAAATGCTTAGCACCCAGTTTTTTGAATGCTTAGTACTCAGTTTTTGTTCGAAACTGTATAAATGCTTAGCACCCAGTTTTTTGAATGCTTAGTACTCAGTTTTTGTTCGAAACTGTATGAATTCTCAGTTCCTGGGTTTCTGGGTTTCTGGGTTTCTGGGTTTCTGGGTTTTAGGCTGTATGAATCGCCAGATGTAGGGGCATAACAAGTGTTATAAGCTGAGACCGCCACTCGGAGGCTGAGACGATGACCAAGACCGCCTATTTGCACGCTCTCACTCGGTGCCAGTCGGAGGCCGAGGTGAGGGCTGTGTATCGCCAGTACTTAGATGAACGACGCGCCCGCTGGAAGTGGGGGTTCGTGGTTGTCGGGGGCTGGTTAGCCCTCACTTTGTGGATTAGTTGGGCATGAAATACGTGCTTTTGTTGAACGGCCCACCCCGCTGTGGTAAGGACACGGCGGTGTCTTTTCTCCAGATCTGGCCTGGATGTCAGCTCATGAGGTTTTCGGAGCCCCTCAAACGCACAATCGCAGCGTTTCTGGACCAACGCCCCACAGAGTTGGAGGTTGGGAAGGACGAAGCGCGGTATTTCGGCCTGACCTACCGGCAATGGCAGATTTCGATGAGCGAAGACTGGATTAAGCCGAAGCTCGGGGCTGGATTTTTCGGTAGGATGCTGGCACAACGGGTTGAGGAGAGTGACGCGCGGTTGATTGTCGTGCCGGATTCGGGCTTTGTTGTGGAGCTGGAAGCGCTGACCGAAGCTCTGAGGAGCTCGGACACTCGGGTCGGTTTGCTGCGAATCAAGCGCCCAGGCACTTCGTTCGAGGGAGACTCCCGCTCTTTTGTGGTTCCCCCTCGTAGTTGCGAGTTTCTGGGGGAGGTGCAGAACGATTCCAGCTTTTACACTTTCTGTGGCCGGGTTCGTCTGGTTGTTACGAAGTGGATGAGACATCACAGTTCGAGAGAGGATTTGTAAGATGAAGATCGCGTCTGTGGACTCCATTATGGGAAATGAGTGGTCTTCGAAGGCAGCCGCAGGAGATGCCCTGCAAAGGGTGAGTCATCGGGCACCCATTTTGTGTGTATGGCTGGAAGAAGACGGGTCGATCTGCTATTCCAAAGCGAATAACACGGGGATTTCGTTGGGTGTATTTGCTTCGTTTACGGCCCATCTCGCGTCTCGTTTCTGGGACGCAGAGGCGTAGCTTCCGATCCGGTCTGAGACGCAGATCGGAAACGAGACGCGAGGGGATTCACGAAACATGGCCCGTAGACAACTTGCCTTCGACCCTGTACGCAAGCAGCTTTTCGTCGAAAATCTGCTTCTGGGCCTCGCCCCTGTGGACGCAGTACGTGCTGCTGGCTTTGTAGGGGATGGATTGGTGGGCCTGGCCAAGCGGCTCATGAAGGACGAGGAGGTACAGGCGTTGTTGGAGGCAGGACGCCAGCAGATCGCCCAGTACTACGACGTTTCGAGGGAGAAGGTTCTTCAGGATCTGGTTGATGCCAAGGAGATGGCCCGGGTCCAGGGAGACCCCAAGTCGATGGTGTACGCGCTCAATCCGATCATCGACATACAGGGGTATCGCGCCCCGGTGAAGGTCGATGCTACGGTACGCCAGGAGCCGGTCAAGAAGCGCCTGCGTACGATCTCGGATGCGGAGTTGGCAGAAATAGCAGGCCAGAGCTTCGAGGCGCTCGATTTCCAACCTGTGGTCATCGACGGAAAGCTCGAGCCAGGAGAGAAGCACGTTCCGGCTCGCAGCTATGTGAAGAAAGAGGAGTGAGCCCGGAACTCGGGTCCGGGCCCAGAGCCCAGAGCCCAGAACTCGGACCCGGGTCCGGAACCCAGAAACCCAGGAGACCCCCCATGAAAGTGAACGGCACCCACAAAGGTATCCTCATGCTGGATGTAGAGTTCAATCATCCGGATACTCTTTCTGTTTTGGTACGCTCTCTCTACGAGCATTTTTCAGCGCTTGGAATTACGGACAAGGTGAAGCTGGTCACGATGTGCGAAGGATTGACAGCGTCCGAGTTGATGGAGGCGTTGAAGGAGCGGGATACATTGGTCTACGAAGTTGATGATAAGTATCCGGGTCGAACCCGGTTCGAAACAGCGCTTTTGATGATTCGGGCCCAGGCTCATCAGGCTCATCAGGCTCATCAGGCTCATCAGGCTCATCAGGCTCATCAGGCTCATCAGGCTCATCAGGCTCATCAGGCTCATCAGGCTCATCAGGCTCAGATCGAGGCTAGGACCGGGAAACTTCGTCGCGCTCCGACTGAGCTTTCTGAGCTCCCTGAACCTTCGTCTTCGTCTGAGATCTCTGAGCGTGGCCCGCGCGAGTAAACCCGCTGTTCTGAGGGCCCGTGAGAAGGCCAAGGAGCGGGCGCAGAGCGAAGCCCGCTCCACTTCCTTTCGTCGTAAGACGGCCCCCGCCCTGGGAGACGATACTCGAGCTACGGTCGAACAGATCGCTGTGGACGCGAAGCTCGAGAAGACGGGCCAGCCGACGGTCCCACAAAGTAGCGCTGCTCCCGGGGTTCATTTGAAATCTGGGATGGAGTGCATCAAGTGCGGGCAGCGCAAGCCGCTCGGGCGTTTCAACCAGCTATCGAAGCGCGGCCGGGATGGACCTGCGGTACGCGACAGTGTGTGCAAGGCGTGCCGAGCTGATGAGCGTGCAGCAGACCTGCGTGCGCAGAATCTCGAGCGCGCTGCTGTTCGGTTTGCTCGTGAAGATAGGGCACGCAAACGCAAAGCTGAAGCCCCAGCCCCAGAGTCCGGAACTGAGGCCAAGCGTGGCCCAGGACGCCCGCGTAAGACCCCAGCCCCAGCCCCAGAGTCCGGAACTGAGGCCAAGCGTGGCCCAGGACGCCCGCGTAAGACTTCAGAACCCGGAACTGAGGCCAAGCGTGGCCCAGGACGCCCGCGTAAGACTTCAGAACCCGGAACTGAGGCCAAGCGTGGCCCAGGACACCCGGGTGCAGAGCCCATCGAGCTGACCATTCCGCCACTGGGGGTGCGCTCTGAACGCTCGCCTAAGCCCAAGCCCAAGCCCAAGCCCAAGCCCGAATCGGATTCGAAGGATTCGAAGGATTCGAAGGATTCGAAGGATTCGAAGGATTCGAAGGATTCGAAGGATTCGAAACGTCCGAGGTTGCGGACTATCGCGCGCCAGATGGGGCAGATGGGGCGCGAGCGTAGCAAAGAGCTGCGTCAGAGGGCTCAGGTCAGGGCGCGCAAGATGGTCGAAACGAAAGGCCAGCATGCGCTGGAGGAGCACGCTGTGCGTGAGCTTGCTCGCCGTGAGCTCGCACGACGCAGGCTTCTGGCTTTCACGATGCGGTTCGAAGGGCAGAAGGTCGACGAAGAGACAGGAGATCTGGTCGAGATTGAGCGCGCCAAGGGCCGTGGCTACATGGCGGGGTGGGTGCACAAGGACGTGTGTGCTCGCCTCGAACGGTTTCTGGTACGTGTGCAGGCGGGAGAGCAGCCGCGATTGATGCTGTTCATGCCGCCGAGACACGGCAAAAGCACACTCGCTTCTCGCATGTTTCCGGCTTGGGCGTTAGGGCAGGATCCGACGCTCGAAATCATCGCGGCTTCCTACGGCTCGAGTCTCCCGGAGCAGTTTTCCCGGAACGTGAGAGCGGTTCTGAGGGATCCGGAGTACCAGTCGATCTTTCCTCGGACTCGGCTGGACCCGGAACGTGAGAACGTCCAGGGATGGGCTACGACACAGGACGGGCTCTACATTCCGGCCGGTGTGGGCTCGGGCATTTCGGGAAAAGGGGCAGACCTGCTGATCATCGATGACCCCTTCAAGGGAGCGGAGGATGCGGAAAGTCCTACGCAGCGCGAGAAGGTGCTCGACTGGTTCTATTCGGAGGCATACACGCGGCTGAGCCCGAACGCTGGGATTTTGATCATCTTGACCCGCTGGCACGATGCGGATCTCGCAGGGGCGTTGATCTCGGCGCAGGAAGAGCAGGAGAAGGAGAGCCGGGATATCCTCGAAGCCGAGCTCGACGAGGCTCGTAGTGGTAGTGAGCCGAGGCGGATCTCGGCCGAAGCCCAGGCATATGCGAGACATCGTGAGCGGCTCAAGGATACCGAGAACTGGGAGGTGGTTTCGTACCCGGCCATTGCTGAGCAGGATGAGTATCGACTGGCGGACGGTCGGATCGTTCACAAGCATCAACCTGGGTCTACGCTCCTTCGCCATGCCGGAGAAGCGCTGCATCCGGCGCGGTTTCCCGTCGAGCGGCTACGACGGATCCGTAAGAGCTTCTACGCCCGGGGCCGGCAGCGGTTCTGGCATGCGCTATACCAACAAAAGCCGGTACCCGACGAAGGAGTTCACTTCAGCCGGGATATGGTTCGTATCAAGCCTCTCCCCCCCGCTGTGGCTCGTAACCATTGGCTGGGGCTGACTGCATGGGACTTGGCGGTTGGCCAGAAAGCGGTACATGACTGGACCGTGGGGATCCACGGCAAGATGGATGAGGAGGGAGTCATCCATGTCAGTGAGATTGTGCGCGGCCGGTTCGATGGCATGCACGGTTCAGCATCCGAAGTGCTCGATGAGTACGAGCGCAACAAGCCGCGGATGATTGGAGTGGAGCGCGGACCGCTCGAGTTGGCACTCATGCCCAGCGTGATCCGAGAGCTGGAGGACCGAAACCGACAGCGGGAACAGAAGGATCGCCTGACCCCTGTGTTCGCTACTGGAGAGTTCGCACTGACGCCGATACAGGATCCGGTGCTGCGGGCACAGCCACTGCAAGGGCTCATGCAGCAGGGCAAGGTGGTGTTTGCCCATGACTTGTTGTGGCTCGAGGAGGCGGTTGGAGAACTGATCCGGTTTCCTGGAGGAGTGCATGACGACATCGTGATGGCGCTCGCTTGGCTCGCTCGTCTGGCTGTTAAGTTCGCGGCACCCAAGCCGCCGAAAATTCACAAGGCGTCGAAGAGCTGGAGAGATCAGCTTGCTGCACATGTGCGTGGCACGGGCCTCGGGCACATGGCGGCGTAGTTCGGGCGCAGCTCTTTGTTGCGGGCACAGGGCGGCGTAGTTCGGGCGCAGCTCTTTGTTGCGGGCACAGGGCGGCGTAATCTTGCCTCGATTGACTTTTTCTGATATGAAGGTCAGACTTGTCTGACCTTCACCTGAGCTGGACTGAGCTCTCAGAGATGAGGAGAGGGGATGAGCACGGTCATCAATCGCGACATTCGGATCCGACAAGGAGCGGAATACCGCGATGATTTTCAGCGCATCGAGGCTCGATATTTGTTCGAGGCTCTGAACGCGGGTGTATCAGCCGCGAGCGCGCCCGTGTTTCCCACGTCTCTCGACGAGACGGTCTCGGATAACGGCATTAGCTGGATCAACAAAGGAGTGTGGCGCTCCGAGCTGCATCCGGAAGTACTCGTCTGGCTGCCGAGCACGACCTATTCCAAGCGCTCCAAGATCGTCACCCCTGTGGTCCCCGTGGATTTGGCGAACTACACGGGGGCGTTTCAAATCCGCGCAACGGTAAGTGCGGCCACGCCCCTGCATTCCGGAGTCGTACAGTTCGGCGTTCGGTCGAACGGTGAGTTCAGCATGGTGATTTCGACTGCGGATACGGCTGCACTCGACTTCGAGCGTGCTGTGTATGATCTCGAGCTCAGCACTTCCCTTGGCGAAGTGGACTTCGTCATTCGTGGTACGGCGTTTCTGACCAAGGAAGTGACGCGGTGACCGATTCGATGTCCGATACCGGGCGTATGACCCGCGCGGTGCGGGCGGTTCTGGGGGAAGAGCGCCGCCATCCTTCGCCGTGGCTTGCGCCTGGTCTTGCGATGCTCATCCCGCTGATCGGCGGCGCGATCGCATACGGTGTGCTGCAGGAGCGGGTCGAGAATTTGCGGACGAGTCACGCAGCGATTCGTGCTGAGCTAACGGCGACGCAGGCGCAGTTGGAGCGGCGGGTCGAGACGGTGACGCGGTCGACGATGCCGCGTCTGGAGATTGATGCGCACCTTACGGGGATCCGGCAGGAGCTTGCCGTGATCCGGGAAGAGGTACAGCAGTTGCGCCGCGATCTGGCGCTCGGTCGGCAGCGGCATCGTGACAACGCGCGCGTGCCGTGGACGATGCGGGCGACGCGAGAACAGGAGGGTACGTGATGAGGATGCTGTGGGTTCTGAGTGTGCTGGCGCTGCTGTCCGGATGCGCGGCCGTAGGCGCCGGCGCGGATCGCGTGGCGCAGGCGGTCAACACCTACTGCGATCAGACGACGCCGCTCGGGCGCGAGGCGCTGAGAGCCGAGATCAACGCCAGACTCGCCGAGCGCGGGCGCAGCGTGGTCGTCGACTGCGGGACTCCGTGATGGGTCTCGGCCAGACGCAGAGGGTGTTCACGCGGTGCGTGGCGGAGCTGATCCTCCACGCATACGAGCTAGGCTACGAGGTCTCGCTGGGCGACGCCTACCGCGACCCGCGCGTGCACGGCGACTGGGGCGTCCGGGGCAGCTACTCGGCGGCGAGGTCGGTGCACAAGCTCCGGCTCGCCGTGGATCTGAACTTGTTCCGCGACGGCGAGTACCTGACCGCCACGGCGGAGAAGAAGGGCGAGGAGGTAGGGCTGCCGCTTCGATGGGGCGGGCGGTTCAGCGACGGTAACCACTATTCCTGTGAAATGTGGGGGAAGATGTGATGGCGAAGAAGCGAAATGAATCGAAGACTGGTCTGGAACAGATCAAGGGCCGGCCGGCGAAGACGCCGCCACCGAAGAAGCCGCGTCCGCGGGCGGCTGTGACATCGCGGAGGGGCTGAAGATGCAACGCTACAACAAGCTCCTCGTGGCCGTCATCGGCGCGGTCGCGACGTTCTTTGGGCTGGAACTTGGCGAGGAGGCCGTAGTGCAGCTAGCCGCCGCCGGCACCGCACTACTCGTGTGGGTGGTGCCGAACCGTGCGTGAGCTGGTGCTCGTGCTAGCCCTCGCCGGCTGCGAGTCCATGCCGGTGCAGGGGGATCGAGAGGGGGCCGCTGCCCCTTCCCCCCGGCCGGCTCCCGAGTGGGGCTCCTGGCCCGAGGGACAGGACTGCCTGCGGCTCGGCGGCTACGGCGGGTACTGGGCGGCGTGGATGCCTGAGACAAAGGAGGACA